CACCTAAAAGAATAATATTGGTCTGTAAGGATTTGGTGACACCCAATTGGATTTTTTCAACATCTGCCAAACTACCACCTAACCCTACTACTTTTGGTAAGGCAATTGCAGTTTCTTCCCTAAGGCCTTGGATTGCCATTTGGGTCTGACCCATAACACCGGCAACCTTTGTTCCCAATACCGCAAATTGTTCATCAAGAGTTCTTACTTCATTTACCAAATTTCTAAATGAATCCCGAACTCCCCTATTGAAACTTTCAAGGAGTTTGTTGGCATCCAATATTCCCCCTGTATTGGGGTTTGGTGATGGTGGATTTGGTGGAGTAGTTTGCATAAATAAAATATCCTACATATAAATAGGATAATTAATCTTTTTGAAAACTCTGAACCACTTTATCAACCAAATACCTTCTTGAAAAGGTGGGGATGTTATTATAATCCGTCCAAGTAAAGTTCAGATGTTTTGCCAAGATGTAAAATTCGTCCAATAGGTATCTCCTATAATCAGAAGAAAACCCGAAAAAACTCAACCCCGAAGGTGATGTTCACATCTACCTTTTCTCCTGACGGGGCGGTTACATTTCTTGTGAGGTCCAAACGTGGTTCGTTCGCATCCAAGAAATTTCTTATGTATTTTGAATCCATTATTGGAAGGGAGTCAACAAACTTTGAAATCACAGCCATATCGGTACTTCCGTTTACCGAAACAATTTGTTTCAAAAGTTTCCAAGTTACTTTGGGTGCAACGCGTCCTGCGGGATATACCTCTGCTTGTTTGTTGATATCCATTTGTTCTTTGTAAGTCAATGGACGTAATTCAACTTGGGTTCCTGTCTTAGGAAGTGTCGTAGTAAACGTACCATTTTCATTAGGGTCAATTTCCCCTCTTTTGAAATCCAACTCATCCAACATAAGGGTAGTTGGAAATTTCTTACCTGTTTGGGGGTCAATTACTTGTAGTTTGTATTCAGGACCAAATGCGGTGTTTCTCAAGAAGATAAGGATTGCTTCAATATCTCCATTCAACATGTCATCAGGACGAAGGTCTGGTTCATACACCTTACTTCTAATTAAAGTCATAATCATATCTTCCGCAGAAGATGACATAATAACATTTTCATCAGCAGCGGTTAGATAACCCACTTTGATTGATTTTTTCTTAGATGTGTAAAATTTACCCTCTGAAGGTAACTTCACAATATCGTGGGGAAGAGAAAAATCTTGTTGTCCGTAAATTGCAGCATTGTCCATAAAAAAAAACACAGGGAGTTAGTCCCTGTGTTTAATTATACCATCACAAACTTATTTATCAATAAAAAAGTAAATACTTTTTAGTAAACCAAGATACAACGGTCCATCTGAAGTGTAGCATCAAGAGTTGCTAATGTATCAGTACCGTAGTTTGCTTCAGACCAAGCGGTCTTTGTAATCATTGTTCCCTCAAGAATCCATTTTTCCACAACAACACCTGTTGGGTCCAACATCTCAAGGTCAACGTTTTTCTTATAACCAGCCGCATAACCCATACGACCTGTAACTGATTCTGCGTGAAGACGAACCCACTCCATAAGAGCTTGTGTTGCAGAAGGTCCGATTGGATCACGGAATTTTACGTTGATTGAATTCCACTTAAATCTACCCGCTACAAATGTAGAGGTGTTCAAGAATGGAATCTCAACTGGGTTTATATCAATACTTGGACGACCTGTCGATTCAACAAACCATTCATTAATCCCCAATGTGGAATCAAAACGAAGGATGAATCGGTTCGTTCTTTTTGGTTCGTATGGAACCGGCATTTTCATTAATAAGTCTGCCATGGTATATTATCTTTTTTTTTCTTTTTATTTGTTTTCTATATAAATACTCTCTATATAAAAATTTTTGTCTTTACTTAATTTCGTAAAAATTTATAGTCTTTAATACCTAGTCTTTATGCCTCCTGCAGTAGAATAGGTCTTAAGTGCTGGTTCATCTTCAAATTCTTTTTTCATAACTTCTACATTTCTTATGTCATCATCTGAAAATCCTATTTGAGGTACAAATCTGTTCTTTATATCATCTTTAAGATATACTTTTTGTCCTAGTTTTTTTGCCTGGTCCTTTACATATGAAATAAATTCTTTCATTGCTTGAACCTTGAGTTGTTCCGGAGATGATGCTGAGTCTTGTTGTCCGTATGAAACAGGATAAAACTTAAGAAGGTCCATATATTCACGGATCATATCTTGTTTCCCCTTTTTTTCATCACCCACAAAGTCACGGAATTTTTTTAGATTTTTTATTAGTAAATCTTTATTGAGACCCATATGGTCAGACACAATCATATTGTAGACCGCTTCTTTTAGAGTGTTTGGATTGTGACCTCTCGCAGTAATAATTGAAAATATTGATCCGTTATTTACCGACTCTACGAAATCGGCCCAAGCGGGACCTGGTTTCGCAGTCATACTATCAATCAAAAACTGTTTGTCACCCTTTGTAGTGAAGTTTCTGAACGGATCAGACGCAAAACCAGTAATGGTCTTACCCTTATATTCAAATGGTTCCTTACCAATCTTTACACGATATTCTGCGAAATCTTCAGTGGACATACCGATTTCCTCACCATCCTCACTTTGTACTATAATTTTGGTAGGCATGAACATCAAATTATCATCCCAATCAAACGCATAGTACTTGAGAGTTGGTATCCCCAAATCATCAAATCCTTCTGTAACTATTTTCTTCATAAACTATTTTAAAGGCTAAGGTGGGGATTTCTCCCCACCATTTTTTGTATTAGATATTCTCAAACGAAGCTCCTGTTGGAGTAATCAAGAACTCAATATCGATGAATTCAAGAGCCTTCGTTGGTTTCAAGTAAATCTTACCTGACATGGTATTTCTATCCAAATCTTCAGGTGAGTTACTTACTGTAACACGGAAGTCATAAAGACCACGGTCTCTTCTGATTGCGTCAAGGATAGGATTGACTGAGTCAAGGAAATCCTGACGAACTTTAGCATCATTCTGTTCGAACAACAATCTAACAGCCACCGCGGAAATCAACTTACGAGCTTGTAGTAACAATCTTCTCACGTTGATTCTATTGAGTGCTGTGTCCGCAATTTGGAGAGTTTTGTTACCCCAAATAACTGTACCCACATCAGAGAATGTTGCAATTGGGTTGATACGACCTTGGTAAAGAGTATCTCTTTGGTCTTGTGTTAGTTTGATACGAGCCTTCACAGCATTTACCAAACCTCTTGTGTAACCCGCAGTTGCAAACCATGGGAAAGAGATGTTATCTGTAAGAGCCAAGTTTCTACAAACCTCATTTGTTGGTGGGATGTAGATTTGGGTGTTGTTTACAGTGTCTCTAACCAAAATCCATGGGTAATAGGTTGCGGTGTAGTTTGAATCAATTCCTGTTTGATCAAGTCTATCAACCGCCTGAGTTGGAGGAATAATATTATCTGTTTGAGTTGGAAGGTAGACATTACTATCAGGAGTTGTTACGATATAAATCGAATCTGCTCTTTGGAAAGTTACCATATCAATTGCCTCTTCAACAAGATTACTATTATTTACATAATCAATACCAGGTGTTGCAAACACATTAATGTTCACCGCTTCTGGATTGTTGAATGTTGATATACCCAATAAGTAAGCATAGTAGTCTGAATTTGAAAATTCTGCAAAACCTTCTTGAGTAGTTGTCTTGAACGCTCCCCATCCTGTTGCTAAAGGATAACGAGTTGAAAAACAAGCACCTTTCTGCCATAAACTACCACCAATTACATATCGATCATCATTAGTTCTGTTTTCACGGTAAATATCCCATCCGTCAAAACCACCTTGGAGAAGGAATGAGTATTTTCTAGCTTGGATAGTGTAGTAAGGGTTGGTTGGGTTCTGAGGATCCGATTGGAATGATGCGTCACCACAATCAAATGCTGGTGTTCCAGCGGTTGGTCCTGTAGTAATTGTAACCACAGTTGCTCCTGAGTCCATGTGGAACCCTTTAGTGACGTAATTCCAAGGAAGAGCGTCAGATACATTACACAAATTAATAGGAACTTGTTTACCTTTGTACTGGTAGAAATCGGGATCATAACCAATTTGTGAAGATATACCTAAGAAAGTACGTCTTACATTATCACCCGGAGAAATAATTGGGTTTGGACCTGCAGGTACATTGAAAGGAGGGTTCCCAACAACTTCACCTGGAAAATCATACGATGTTTTATATACTGGATATGGTGGTAGTGCATTACCATATTCACGAATTACATAACCTTCAAATCCACAAGGAAGTGCGTCAATAGGAGCAGTTTCATTCAACTCCAACATAATGTATTTAGAATTCAACGCATATTCACCATCAGCGGTTCCAACTTGAACACCAATATAATTGTTATTACCAGGGTCCATACTACAGTTTGTATATTTTTCCAAATAGACAGGATTAGCATCAGTATCAAAGAAACTTCTTACACCTAAATCAAATGTTCCATTATTGAATGATATATTCTGGATTGAAATTTTGATTTGAGCGTTCGCACTGTTTCCGTCCGCAATAGAAATTAATTTGAAAAGTCTATCTACGGTAGTACCACGTAATTCAGAAACTACCCAAGGTGATTCCGCACTTTGGTACTTTTCCAAGTAGTAAGCAATTGTATCAGTATTAGGTGAATATCTCAAACCTGGTAACGCAACAAATGTTGAATTCAAACCTCTAATTAATCCTTTGTTGTATCCCAAATTTAACATGTTTTGGAAAGTTTCTTCAACAAAAAGAGGAACTTCATTTCTTGGTTTTCCAAAGTTAGTACCACCAAATACTTTTGTGATATAATTTTGGTCTGTAGAATTCATTGAAGTTGTGAAAGCAAAATCAGTACCATCGGCGGTCATACCTGAGATGTTGAAAGTTGCGTATGGACTTGAACTGATTCCTGAGTAAATACCACTATCATCAATTATCACATCTGTAAGACCTGAAACTGTGTAAAGTGGTCCATCATTACTACCACCATAAAGAGAAATACCTCTTGAACGTAGAGTCGCCACAACAAGATTGTTCCAATCTGCAAATGCTGAACCTGAATAAACATAGATATTACCAGTCACCGTACCTGAATAACAACCATTACCAATATCTTGGAAGTTATTCACGATACTATAGAATGAGTAACCCGAATAATTGTTACCTGTGGTAATATCAAAGTTGGAGTAGTACCAAGAGTCGTTGTTTGGTGATGTAAAATCTGCAACACTTTGAGACAATCCTGATACACCAAATACATTAGTTTCCGCAGTATATACTGGTGACAAATTAGTGTATGCAGCATCAGTTACAGTACCAAAATAAGAAATTGTAGAACCTGAACCAACACCATCGTTATCAATCAAATCTAATAACTGTGCATTCAAATCATCTGAAATTGTCGTCTGAGAACCATTCAATTGTGTATATGGTTCGGTAAGATTTGCATTTATAATTGCTGGGAATGAAGTTAAGAATGAAACTGCAGTATCGCCAGTACATCCCGAGAAGTTTACTGACCAAGAAATTGGTGAACCGTTAAAACCAACTGATGAACCATCAACGTTAGCAATTGTTGTAATAGACCAAGAAGGACCTGCATCATAACCTGACAAACCTAATACTCTTGTTACAAATAATTGGTTTGATTGTTGTAAATAAGACTTGGCAATGTACGCCAACTCGTATTTAGGAATTTGTGTATTAACAAACTTCTCGGGTAATGTACCTCCGAAGAATGCCTCGAATTCATCGTAGTTTGTGATGAAGATAGGTTCAAATGCTGGACCTAAAATAGTTTCACCAACCAATCCCAAAGTTGTTACACCAACACTCTGAGATACGAAACTTAAATCTCTCTCTGAAGTGTATACACCAGGAGAAACGAATATTTTATTTGATACTGCCATTTTATTTTATGTTCAATAAAATTTATTTTTATTACATAAATATTCAGTAAAAAGACAAAAACTTTACTTTGTCTAATCTATTTATAAAATAGGTAGATTTTATTCTGCCTTTTTTCTACCTATGGATAAAACAATCAAGAACCTAAAAATTTCAATAGAAACGCATAAAGTCTTAAAAGATTATTGTGATAAGAAAGGTATTAAGATGTACAGATTTTTGGAAAACCTTATTTTAGAAAACTGTAAAGAAAAGACTGATATTTACGGAGAATCATAGTAACTTGATTCCGTATTCTATTTTTGAATCTAACGAAGGATCTAAAGGAACAATATCAATCCTTAAAATATCATTTGTGTTAACTTGAATGAAGTTGACGTTTGATCCATAAAAGTCTTCGTTAATGTAAATTTCCGATGATTCAACATTATCATTACCAAGTAAAAAGAAATCACCTGTGTAGTCAACTAAGATTGATCTTGTGGTGACACCGGGATTAAACAAAATGTTTTTTTGAATTTCGTCTGGGTTTTCAGGAAATTGGTTTCTTCTTGATTTTTTCTGAGTCAAATTTACTTCAAAGGCGTTGAATACTCGAGAGACCGCGGGGGCAACTTCAAACTCTTCTTCATCCAACAAGAATGCTAACATCGTAAATTCGTAATTTTGTATGTAAAATCTTCTACGTCCAATGTCGACAGCAGACTCATCGGAAATGTTATTCAAAATAATTGGAATATAGTGTCCATTAATTTTTCTGTAAGCTTGTCTTGATGCGAAAGTCTGAATGACATTTTTATTAAACTCATTCAACTCTCTCATCCTATTACTCAGAAGTTTGACGTTATAAGTAATATCCACAGGGACGGGTTGTGGAATTTTATAGATATCCATCCCTTTTACATTACCATTCCAAGTTGGAACTGCAGAATAGAAGTATTCTTTTCTATTTGGAATGTTATAGATAATCGCAGGATTACTGCCATATTTTACATCAGGGTTTCTAACTGTCGTAATAAAAGGAAGTTGGGGGTTTCCGTTTAGATCTTGGAAATCCCATGTTTGAGTAAATTGAGACCAGTTTTGAGTTGTAATAATAATATCCACGGGAGGAATTATTTTACCCTCAACGATTGTTTCCAAATCTTCTTTTACAAAATCTAAAAACCCACGATCCAAATCAGCATGTAATAAAGATTTAGGAAGATAGGTTCCGTCTTCAGTTATATATTCCAATAGTTGTTCTCTCCTCTGAAAAAGAATTTTTTCAGGGGTAAGATTTATTGTTGGGATGACTTGTTTGCGAGGTAGTCCCATTATAATCCTCTAAATTCATTTTCACTAACAGGTGTTGCCGTGTAAGAGAAATAAAACCCTTTGTAACCACCATAAGTGTGTTTATTGTCCCAATCGGGAACACCAGCATCCACAATTGAATAATAACGTACTTGATTTTCAGTAATCCAATAACCAATGTAATCACCAAGTTCAATATTGACTTGGAGATCTTCCAATTCTTTTTTATAAACACTGAATCTTAATAATCCTGGTTCATTTTGAATAATTTTAGAACTACCCAAGAATTGTTCTGTTGCCTCTTCAATTTTGAGATATACATTGATAGATACTGGTGCCAAGAATTGAACACCATCACTTGGTACTTCACCATAAACATCATCATTTACAGTTTTTGTTCTATCAACTTTATACAATACTACTTGGAAATTCATATCACCCTCGAGCCATTCACGACCCATGCCGATATCCAAATCAAAATCTTCACCACCGAAGAATTTACCCAATCTTGTTATAGGAACTTGTCTTTGTGCCATCTTACTTGATAAATATTACATAATTCATTATCTTTTTGGGTATTGGAAAATCTTGGTAACATAACCGCGGTCGGAGTACTCGAGAGAAAGGCCCTCGACATATTAGAAAAATATGACGGAGCCAACAATTATATATTGCGTTTAAAAATCAAAATGTTGGACAATCCAAAGTTTTATCCAACCCGTGCTCAATCAGAATATATTATCAACTTCCATTCAAGGGTACCCAAAGTGGCGAAAAAGTGGGTTGATTTAGACCCATACTTTGCACAAAAAATTGCGGACGACAAACTATTCACCCAAGTTCCAACTAATATATTTGTTGAAAAACTTTTAGTAGAAAAGGACACATCATACCACATTTGGGGTAAATTTTTTGAGAGTGAAAACTGCTATGACCTATGGCTACCCAAGGTATCCCTTATCAAGGATAACACGGTAAAGAATGTTGAGATTGATTATTCAAAGTATTCTCACCGTCCACCACTCGAACACCAAAAAGAAGCTATCCAAAAACTCTGTGAAAACAAAAAGATGATTTTGGCTGATGATATGG